AGTTTCCCCGGCCCCTTCATGCGGGGAAACCCCCTCCTTATTATAATTTAGACGAGGTAATTGTTATGAAAGACATATTTGCGATACTGGTTTTGGTGCCCATCCTCCTGATAGCCCAGGCGGGTGCTGCCAACTACATGTACGAGAAGAGCTCGATCAACGGCATAGGCTACCTGGATGGAGAGAAGATCATATCTACTCAGGCAGGCTTTGGCGGCCAGAAGCTAGTCGAGGCCGTGGCCGGGTCCGGTAACGTGGTTCTGCTGAGGTCCGAACTTGAGGCCGAGAGGCAGCTCGATGCAAACGGAGTGGCCTTTAACTGCTCTTTTCCTAATAACTGTGGCATGGATTACGTCAACTACACCAAGGAAGCTGAGTTCGAGTACATGCCCGTATCTTACCAGACTGGCAGCTATGACGCCAAGTGGACGGACAAGCTCTGCGTCCAGAACTACCGGATCGGCGCTGTGATGACCGAGATGTACACTCACGCTGAGCACCTGCAGAGGACCACCGAGGTCAAGACCAGAGGCTACCAGGAGTCTTGTGTAGCCAACTGTTGCACTGGAGTGCTTGAGGCCAACGTGAACAGCAACGTGATTGGCGTGGCTCATGTAGGCTGGCTCTCCAGGGATCCCGAGGGCAGCGATGCTCTGAAAGGCAGGCATGCGGAGTACGGCCGATCGGTCGAGGACCTGACTGGTGTCTTTGCCATTAACAAGTTCATCCAGCTCTGGGGCAACTCGACCTGTGGAGCGATTAGCGTGGATTGGTTACCATGCCTATAATATAAAAATGTTAAATTTAACAATTTGCTAGGCAACCTATAAATACAATATGATGAAAGAAGGTTAAGTAGGTGATTATTGTGCCTGAAGACGAAATTGAAACTGAGGAAGACTACCTATCGATAGATGGAATATGTTTCTTCGGCGGCCCGGAGTCCAAACTACCATCTGATGTCCACATAGTGGCCGGGATAGGAGTCCTGGACTTCGTGAAAGACCTGATAATCAAGAATCCCGATGGGCCGGGGATTAAAACATTGGGATGGCAGCCTTCGGACCCCATCCCAGAAAAGGTGATCGGGGCAACGGTGGACATGGAAATCCTTGAGGTGATCCAGACAGCCAATGCCGGCCGGGGGGTGCTGCTGAAAGCTCCAAACATCAATACTTGGATGACTCTTGATGAGTGGAACGATATTTTTGCAACGGACGGCCTGGGCCAGGCTATCAAGATGAGGCTATATTGGCAACAGGGCGGCGGTGGAGTAGGAACGCCAGGCCAGCGCGTGACTGGCTATCATCAGATGGGCCATGCTCGGAAGTCCTCGAAAGAATTCAAAAAGCTTGGTAAGGTGGTGTGAATATGCTTGAAAAAATTGAAGAGATTCTACCAGGATCGAAGACCTACATAATCGCAGTGGCAATGTTCATCATTGGACTGGCTGGATACATCGATCCGGGTGCGGCAGAGTTCATAGGCGGTCTGGTTGGGATGGACCCGGCGAACATCCTCATGATCGCCGCTCTGACCATGGCGTTCCTGAGAAAAATCACCAATAGCCCATCGGCGGTCTGAGGCGCAATTGAATGCCTGACACGGTCGAGACGCTTCTGGCTAGGATCGATGAACGCACCGAGACGATCATCTCCAAGATGGATGTCCATTGTAGCCAGCTGGGGGACCACGAGAAGAGGATAGGCGGGCTGGAGGGCTTCAGGACGTCTGTCTATGTTGTTTCAGCGGTGATAGTTGCACTGGCCGGTCTAGCTCTGGCCACCATGGAAGTAATGTAATGCGTTTTTCAGATCTGGATTGGCGGGCCATCCTGAATGACTTCTCGGATGCCGATCTCATCTACCTGAAAAGCATAATAGATGAGAAACTTGGGCACCGTTCTAAACGAAAGGCCCTGATCAGGAAGGAGTGATGGATGTGGCGGTCAAATGGCACGGCGATGCAATCGAGAAGATAGTCCAGAGAGCTGCTATGGACGGGGCAGAAGACTGGCTCCGGACCGACGTGCAGACAGATGCCAAAGAGCACTGCCCGGTTGACAGCGGTGCCATGAGGGCATCTCATACTGTGGAAAGGTCCGGCGATTCGGCAGTAATCGGGGTAGGCGGATCTTCAGCCCCATATGCCAAGAGGCAACACGAGGACGCCAGCCTGAGTCACGTGGTGGGCGAATCCCATTGGCTGGAGAATGCCGGGAAAAGGCAGATTAGCAGGCTTCCGGCCAAACTGAAACAGCATATCGGTGGTGCCTTATGAGCCTCGTATCGTCAATCGTCGCTGCCCTCATAGCGGCGGGCCATGGCACGGCAGGAGGGACGGACATATTCGCCTACCGCTGGCCCCCATCTCCTCTTTCGGGGTACCTGATCATTCCTATGGGCGGAAGCATACCGTCAGAAGTTCAGGGGGCGAGGGGATAGATTACCCTGGCTTCCAGGTCCAGGTCAGAGACCCGAGCATGGAGACGGCAGAGCAACTGGCTGAGCAAGTCCGGCTTGCACTCAACGGTATCGCCGCCGGGGACTACACAATTTTCACTACCCGATCCCATGCTGTGGACCTGACCAGCCCGGATGACTTGAAAGCCGGGACGTATCGCTTTTCAGCAGACTTCGAAACCATATATGTGAGATAAATTCAAGGGGTTGATTAAAATTTCGAAAATAAAAGGGATAAACTGTAAAATTTACGATGGGTCCGCAGTGATCCTGACAACGGATTGGACTATCGATGAGGGCATGGAACTAATCGAGACTTCTGAGCAGGGTGACACGGGAGAAGAGTGGACCGCCACCTTCACCAATGGCAGCGTAAGCTTCAACGGCTTCTATGATCCGGCGGATGCGACTCTCTTGGGCCTGATCACCAAGCTCCGGGCAGGAACTGCTATCACCTTCACGGGCATATTCACCGGCACAAAGGGCTCAGGTTCCGCAGTGGGCGTGACCGGCTCGATGATAGTCGAGAAGTTCTCAAGGAAGACAGACAAGAAGGGCATGGTCGAGTACTCTGCCAGCGCGAAGATCTCCGGTACCGCATCCGATGCCACGAACCTCTAGGGAGGCCTGAACAATGGCCAAAACTAGAGGTATATGGTCCGCCTTCTACCTCCAGACCACCGCCGATTCTGTGTCGGACACTGCCATGGCCATGGCCCAAGTGGGAACCACCCTGTGGTATCAAGTCACTTCATCTAGTGACTACTTCTGGGACAAGGCCAAAGCAATCACGGTCTACGATGGGGTCACCATAGTCACTCCTCTGGAGATCGATTATGCTGCAGGGGCGGTTAGGCTGGCGGCAGTCCCGGCCGGTGCGGTCACGGCCGATGCGTACAAGTTCGCTTGTGCCCAGTTCGGAGGCTTCAGATCGTTCTCTCTGGATGAGAACATGGAGCTGATCGAGTGCGGCTGTTTCGAAGATGATGGCGAAGTCTACGAGCCGGGAGCCTATTCTGCTTCCGGTTCTGGCGAAGGCTTCTGGTCGTCGGTGGACGCCTACCACGACTTCAACGGCCTGACGCTGCTGGCTAAACCCATAGGCGCGGCTGGAAACGCCATATCCGCAAAATGTGTGGTCTCGGGGAACAGTACTCCACTCTCCATATCTGTGGCTGGTAACGTGATCACTATCAACAGCGCCACAAACGTAGGTGGAAGCGCGATATCCAAGAACTGGGAGATCAAGAACGCGATCGAAGCCAGCGCGGCAGCGTCCGCACTCGTGAGGTGCCGGTACACTACGAACTATGCAACCAACAGCCAGACCGTGATGGGCGCAATTTCAGAGGTAAACCTGGCGGGCGGGGCAGTTCCCGAGATGCTATCCAGGTTTGGAGAAGAGGTTATCGCCGTCTTCTATTGGGACAGCGGTGCGTCTCTCATTAGGACCTCCGGCCTGATCACTTTCGAAGATCAGTCGGTGGACACATCCGTAAAGGGGCTTGTGGGCAAGAACCTGAAGTTCAAAGCCCTGGGCCTGCTTTATGACCATGCCGGGTGAGGGCGATGATTATCTGCGATGCGGATATGAGCCTTCGCTCCTCTTTTTGGGGTGCGAAGTATTACCTTTCTATAGCCAACCAGTATTGATAAAAATGGAGCGATATAAATGGAAATAATGACATCGATCAACATCGACGGCCAACAATATTTTCTGAAGTATCCGGGCCTAGTACAGATTCTCATTGAAAAGAAAGCGGCACAGTTCTTGGACCTCAAAATCCAGAAGCCTACATTGCAATACCTCTTCCAGGTCGCTGCCGTGGATGGGTCGGTCGAGATCCAGGCTTACCTCCTCTGGCAGGGGATCATGGGCGGCATGCCTGAGCTTCGAAATATGAAGTTCGAAGAGGCCGTAGAGCTGAGGGAGAAGTTCCTTACGGGTGATGGGCAGCTGGACGACGGCACCAGGTACAAGACCTTCCTGGAGACGATCGGCGAGGCTATAGATGCTGCATTCGGGGCTGACCGAAAAAAGTCTCTGACGAAGAGGGAGGAGGAGGCGAAAGCTGCCAGGATCGAGGAGCTGGAGAAGATCTATGCAGCCAAGATCCGGGCAGAAGAGAAAGCCAAGGCTGGGACTGGGAAACCGCCTGGCGAGAAGCCCTAGGGGTCATGAGGCTTTCCACACAAGAATTTCTTGAGCTGACGCCGGCGGAGTACAACATCCTGCTGGCAGGCCACAACAGGAAGCAAGACGAAAAGACGAAGCGGGCCAGGCTGTTGGCCTACTGGATAGGGGCTTGCGTCCGATGTGGCATGGGCAAAGACTATCCAGATTTTGATGAAATCTTCCCGGAACCAGGGGAAGAAGTAGAGCTATCAGAC